CGCCCTCTTTTCGCGCGATCTGGGCGTGACGTCGGAGGTCTTCCGCCTGCACCTGATAGCCCCACGCTTCGCGCGCGGCATTCGTGCGCACGGTGAGCGCGTCGAGCTCCCCGAGGAACGCCGCGTCGGCCTGCACGTCGACGGCAGACCCGAACCCGACATCGACGTTACTCGCGGCAATGCCTGCCCGCTGACTGCCGATCATGCCGCGCACGCCGGCGCGGAACCGGGATTCTTCCTCAGCCCCGCGCGAGATGGCATCGGTCGCCTGAAGCGCCGCAACTTGCGCGTTGTAGTCGTAGATCCCCGCTTGGGATTCGGCCGCTTCCTGCGCATGGAGCCCCGCGGCGCGCGAGGCCTCGTCGGCGCTGGCGCCGGCTTTCTTCGCGGCGCGACCGGCTTTGACTTGGCCGATCACATTCATCGTCGTCCCGAGCGCCGAGAGCCCCAAGGCGAGCGCGGTAAAAGCGGCCATTAGCCTCCGACCTCCACGTTCGGCAGGATGCCGAGAATCGTCAGCGGGAGCGGATCCGGTTGTCGAATGAACAGCCGGCCCGCGGTGTTGAAGTGGCTGCTAATCGTCTGCTCAACCTGTCCGCTCGTTTCGTTCGGGAGACCCTCCCACGGCGGCGGTTTGTGCGGTACGAGGTGCGTCGCGTCGGGGCCGATCTGAAAGGTGCGCGAGGACTTGTCGATCAAGAGCGACAGGCTCGAAATCTTTTTCCGCTTGTCGCGGAGCGCGCTGCCCGCGACGTCGAGATCGAGCGTTTCAATTTCGGCGAACCGGATCGGGAGACCGACGTGGACGACGCTCGCCGGCGCCGGCAGTGGGATCGCGCCCGCCGTCACCTTGAAGGCCGCGGCATTGCTCGCCGTCGGATCGCCGTTGAACACGACGCCGCCATCAGCCAGGACGGCGACCGTCTGCCCCTCGAGATGGTTGAGGCCGCTCACGCTCGAGACCGGTGCCCCGTTGTACGTCAAGCCGGCATCGACAAAGAACGCATCGACGACGAAATTGACAATCTCCCGCGACTCGAGGCGCTCGATGTAGCGGACAAACGCCCCGTTGATCGTCCGCTGCACGATCACGTAGACGGCGTCCTGCGTCCCTTCGGGGACGACACAGACGTCGATGAAGCGCCCGCTCGCCCCGGTGTCGTGGCGATGCCAGCCCCAGACCTCTTGTTCCGGAATGTAGGTCAGCCCGAGCAAGGTCCCATCCGACCGACAGATCCAGATGACCGAGTGCGGCGTCTCTTGAAAGTCCATGCCGCGCACGGTGTAGGCGTCGAACAGGTGCGTCGCGAAGAGCGTGAGATCACGCCCGCCCAGGCCTTCGACTTGCTGGTCGAAGCGGACCTCGCGCACGATGCGCCCGCGCGTTTGCACGTAGAGCAGGGTATTGCCGACGACGACGGGCCGAGTGTCGGCCGCGCCGACATAGATCCCTTGGTCGGCGACGACGCCGTTCGGGAGGAGCGGGCCCCCGTCACCGCCGCCGGTGACGACCCAGCCGCCGGCATCCGTCAACACAATCAGGCTCTTCAGACTGACGAGATGTCGGATCGGGTTATGGAGCGTGCCCGCAATTTTGAACGTGACGGCATCGTCGTCCTGAATCGGCGAGGTAATGCCGAAGTTACTCGGGAAGCCGGTCCGCGAGCCAAACACGGCATCGGGGACCGTATGGGTGTGCCCGAAGAGCCGTCGCTGCTGGTAGTTCGAAGAGGCATGCGGCCAGTCGGTCGGCACCACAAAGAGCGGCCGCGGAATCGGCGGCGTGACGCCGAAGTCCGGCGACAAGCCGATGTCTTTGAAGGACGCCTGACCGGTCGCCGTGCCCAAAAAGCCAAAGGTGCCGTTGTTGTACGGGTCCTGGTAAATGTAGTACTCCGGCGCGCCAGCGACCGGATTCCATGTGAGCACGTGCGGCGCGAGCGGCGTCGGGACCGCGGCCGCTGCGGAGAACACGACCCCGGTCGGATTGGATTCCTCGTAGCTCTCAGCGGCGGCCGTGGTCACGACGTAGGCGTACCGGCGCGCGCCGGCGCCGCCAGGCGTCAAAATGAGGCCGGTCGGCGGGCTCACCGCAGGCCCGGTCACGACGGCCCGGAGGATCCAGCGCGTCAGCGTGACGTATTCGAGCTCGTACGGGGCGACGTCGTAGTGCGTGAGGGTGATCACGCGCCCCGACTGATGCCAGTTGAACCGCTGCCCAAGGAACGGATTGGGCAGTTCAAGAATGTCGGTCGGCATCGGGTACCAGAAAGCCGCGTTCGGCGGCGCTTGGTTGAGGCTCCCTGCCTTCGCGTAGTAATTGACTCCGCCCTGCACCACGATGTCGCCGACGACGTAGGTGATGAGCGCGCTCCACGGCACGACGCCGGTGAGCGTGACGCGCGCGCCCGCTTTGTAGAATCGGAAGTAGTCAAAGCCCGCCTCGATCAGCACGCTCTCCCCGGCGAGCTCCGAGACGTACCGGAAGAGCCGGTCGGTCGCCGCCGACTTACAGGTCTGGATGTACCGGAAGCCCGAGCGATTGCTCACGCCGCCCGAGCGCTGCACGATGAAGTTGCGGCAGGTCCGCAGCCCGGTCACATATTTCGCGAGGTCGGCGCGGGCGTGCAGGGCCGGGGCAAGCTCGCCACTCGCCAGTGACCGTTGAATGACAGACTCGGCCATCAGTTCGCCTCTCCGCAGTCGCGGACGAGGATCTCGAGCTCCCCGAGGGTCAGGTCTTCCACCGGCGAGCCGGGCGTCAGGTCAAGTCCGAGATAGCTCGCCTGATTGAGCATGGCGGCGATCTCGTCGTCGCCAAATATTTCGACGTCACGGAGCGCCAGGAACGGGGCGACCTTGTAACGACGGAGCTCGCCCATCAGTTGCGCCCCGCGATCCAATCGGCATCGCCGCCTCGGTTTTGCGGTTCGGCTTCGTTGGCGTTGGCGACGGTCGCCCGGTTCAGGGTGTTGATGTACATCGCCCAGCAGTACGCCTGTTTCTTGCTGTCCTTCGTGAGCCCCGGCGCGAAGGAATGCGCGAGCCGCCACTCGAGGCAATCGTTGAACAGGGCATCGCCCGCGCCCCCGGCGCAGGGCGTGCGCCAGGTGTATTCGAGGACGGCGTCGGCCTGATCCGTGTAAATCAGATCCGCGTCGGCCCCAATGGTCGACGTGTCATCTTGCCCCTGTCGGAACGGCGGCGGATTCGGATCGTGCTGGCGCGCCATGCCAGGCGCCACAATGCGACGCGCGAAAATCATGTTAGCCGGCACCCGGTAGGCGTACGTCCAATCTCCATTGACCGGCACCGTCGGCGTGCCCGCGACGAGCACGAGCGTCGCGTACCGCGTGGTGAACGCCCACGGGAAGTCTCGTTGCGTGGCCGCGACGTCGGCCTTGTAGTGGAGTCGCCCGAGCGCCGCCTCTTCGGTCAATTCTGTCGTGATGCTCGTTACCTGGACGGTGATCCCCAGTTTGGAGAGCGCCCGGTTGATACGCCGATGCGTGTACGGCAAACACAACGCCTCAACGTCCGTATCGAGATCGGAATCGACCGTGCCGGGCTCACCGATGCAGGGGTTGTCGCCCTCGAAGTCTTCGCAGCCCGGCGGAAAGTCCGGCGACGGCCCGGGTGGTGTGCCCCCGGTCCCTGGCTCCACCGGGTACTCCGTGCTGTTGCAGCCCCAGCCGTTATTACAGGCGGCCTCGGTGCCCGGCAAAACAAAGACGTCGTAGGTCACGCCGGCCGCATTGAGCGCGGTATTGACCATGATCTGATCGATGCCGCCGCCAGTGATGCCGGTCGCCGCGTTCGTCGCGTTCGTGATCTCGCTGCTCGTCGTGCCGGTGTGGGAGGGGTCGCGGAAGAGCGCGACGGTCGCGTTGTGTGGCGTCACGAGGCCGAACATCGGGCGGCGCCCCGAGGCCGGCGTGAGGTTGATCGTGCGCGCGCCCGCGCCGTCCCCGACATACGACACGAGCTGCAGGACGCGCGGAATCCCCGGGTCCTGGCTGCGGTCGTCGCGGCGCCAGAGGTTGTAGGCGACCGCCGTCCCCGCCGCGTTATGCGCCGAGACTCTCGAGCGGAACACCCCGAGCCCGAAGTCGCCGAACTCGGCTGACTCGTCCGTCTCGAGCTTCGACGCCGCCGAGACCGCGTGCCCGACGCCCTTGTACCAGAGCTGCGCGACCACTGCGGTTGTCTCGGGATCCTCTTGCCAGAAGAACCCGGCCTCGGGTTGGAACTGCGGGACAAACAACGTGTTATCGAAGGGTCCCGCCGCGCTCAATAGATGCGCAAAGGCGCCATTCAAACAGAACCGCATCGCCGCATCGGAAAACGCGATGTATTGATACGTGATGCCGGCGGCGTTCGTCTGCGCGTTCGCGGCGAACCGGGCAATTGCCTGGATCTCCTGCTGATCGACGGCGCCGGCCCCCGCGAAGTCAGGGTCGATCTCGATGTGGGGCATCAAACTGCTCGTCGGCCCGTTGTTGAGGGCTTCATGCGGCCCAAGGCAGGAGCTCCACCAGCGCCCACCGTTGAGCGGCGCGCCAGTCAGCGGCCGAATCCACAGCCAATGAATCGGCTGTGGAAACGTCAGATCCATCGGGGCGCCGGTCCCGACGTAGGTCCCGCCCTTAATCATCACGGCGGCCGGCGCCATGATCTGCTGCGTCGCCCACGCGGTATAGGGATACGGCGCATTGTGCACGCCGTTCATGGACGTCTTGACGATGGGCTGAATCGGCGCGGACGTCGAGCCCGGCGCGCGCGGATCCTCATCGCCCCAATGTCCGAGCACTTCGCACACGGCGAAGAACCCGGACTCGTCCTCGATCTGCGCCGTATTGGAATGCTCGATATAGAGCTGGAGGCCAGTTAAGGACGGCGGATTCGCCACGCCGCTGTTATACAGGCCTTGCCGCCACACTTGGAGACCGGCCGTGAGATCGTTCGTCAGCATGACGATCGCGCCGGTCGCGAGTTTGTAGCCCATCTTGCCGTTGGTGTTGCCGTTCGACTTGCTATTGATGCACAAGACGAAGGCCCCGACCTGCCCGGGCATGGCGTCGATGTGTTCCGCATCCGTGCCGTAGACGATCGTGTCGAGCGGCGTGTTGCTCGTCTGGACCATCGGCGACGGCTGATCGGGGAATTGTTGCCGTTGAATGCGCCAGCCCTCGACCGGCTGACTCCACGCGCCCGCCGAGATGATGCCCTTGGGGCGGATGAGATGCACGCGCGAGCCGACGAACCATGAGGGATCCGTGATGACGCAAGCCGGCAAGACGCCGGTAAAGGTCGGCAGTTCCGCGTTGATCCAGTCATCGACGTCGTACTCGATGCCGTTCGCGGCCGAGAGCGTGCGACCGATCCGGCTGTCGGTATGGCCCGTGCCACCGAGGCCGGGCGGAGAAATCGAGAACTTCAGGACCCCATTGAGATACACGTCGAAGCCGGCACCAACGGCCCATGGGCCGACCGCAACGAAACTGCTCTGTCGAAGCAGGATATCCACACGCGCCCAGGTGTTCAGCGTCAGCACGCCCGCGACGCCATGCAGCGTCACGGCCGCGGCCGCGTCGGTGCTGCTCACGGTGAGCTCACCGGCCGCACCGATGCGTAGGAGCATGCCTTGATTGCCGGAGGGGGTCGAACCCGAGCGCCAGAGGTCGGTCGACGCGGTCGGCAGCTTCCGCACCCGCACATAGAACCGCTCCCAACTGGCGGTCACGCCCGCGCCCGCCGGCACGAGCGGCGTATGCAGATGATTGACGCTCGTCGTACTGGGTTCACGCAGAGCGAAGCCGATGCCGTCGACGTGCCGAGAGCTGCCGCGCATGTAGATATTCGTGGCTGCGCCGGTGCCGCCTTCTCCCTCTACGGGCAGCTCGAACCCGTCAATCCAACGACGATTACTGATCGGCGTCGGGGCCGGCGGCGGACCGGCAACAAAGCCGTCGCCGCTCCCTGATCCGGCCCCGCTGGTGCCCTCCCCTGGCTGATAGACGAAGGTCCGGCGCCAGTAGTAGTAGACCGTATCGCCGAAGAGCGAGGAAATGCCGAACCAGCCGCCCGATTTCCGCTTGAAACCCGCCTCATCGAGCGGGAAATTCTTATCGCTCGTGAACCAGCTACTTGTAATCCCGGGCGCGGTAAACGGCGGCGTCGTGGTGTGGTAGGCGGTCGGGATGCTCGGGAACTTGTTGAGCGGATCGTAAATCGGCGCGTTGAACTCGACGGCGGCGGCGAGCGGGGCCTGCACTTGCGCGACGTCGAACCCATAGGTCCCACCGCCGCCCGGCGCGAGGTCCGCCCCGTCCGCCGCTTGCAGCGCGGCGACCTGCGCCTCATCGGTCAGGTAAATCGTGTACTCGAGGATTTGGCGGGTGGTGCTGCCGAAGATACCCATATAGGTCTTGAACCGTCAGTGAACCGCGGCCGGAGGCTCCGGAACGCGCGGCGCCGCTCGGAATTGAGTCGGCGCCGATTCCAGCTTCCGGCCCCCGACCGCGGGAGCTCGAGAATCTACTCGTCGTCGCCGAGGACGTTGGCGTCGCCGGTCGCCCGCACGACTTTTCCGCCGATCTTCTCGTCGTGGTACTGTGTCAACGCTTCTTTGCCGGTCGTGATCTTCTCCGGCGTCTTGCGATCAACGGGCTCCATCCACGTGTCCGAAAGCGGGTCGCCCTCGGCCACGATGAACACATCGCCGACGCGTCGACGGATGTCGCCGTAATAGCCCATCTTGGTCGCGCGCACCTTGACCCCGCCCTTTCCGGCTAACTTGGGCCCGGGCTTGTCCTTGGCCATCTCGCTGGCCGTCTGCGGACTTGGGGCCGACGCGGCCGGCGTAGCTGGCGCGAGTTTGTCGGCGGGTGTGCTGTGTGCTGCGCGTGCGGACTTCGCCATCTGCAGATCTCCTCAAAAAGTGTTGCCGGCCGGACCGCTCGGCCCGACCGGCCCGAACTCGACGCCTACACCGCGTAGTTCTTCGCGTACGCCTTTGCCAAGATCGAGAACAGCGACCACGTCGTCAGCCACGATCGGCCGGAGATGGTACCGCCCGCGGTCGTGACGCGGATCCCGAGGAACTGCTGTGTCGGGGTGCCGGGCGGGAGTGGAATGAACCACAGCGAGCCGGCGAGTGCCGCGGCGAGCGGAATGGTAATCGCCGCGTGGACAATGATGCCCGCGGTCAGCGCGGCGTCAGTCGCCGAGATGACTTCGACGAGCGAGGCGGCCACGGTGCCGGAGACCGAGACCTGAAAGCCGAAGCCGAGCGGCTCACCGGTGCCGATTTCGCGCTTCGGGATCGACGTGCCGAGGTCGACGGAGTTGGTCGAGACGGCCGCCGCGCCGAAAGCCTGCCCCGCGGCTTGCGAGCCGGACACGAGGCCGAGTGCGTCTATGAACATGGAATCTCTCCTCTGAAAAACGGACCCAACCGGGACACATTGTCCCGGCCGGGACAAATTGACTACGGGACGAGCGCCTCGGTGTTGAGCAACGCGTCGACCACGCGCACCGGCACGTCAGCGAACATCATCACGCGCTTGCCGTCGACGTTGTCGTACGTGATGCCGCCGCCCGAGCCGACCGCCTGCCGTTCCTGAAACCGCAGCAGCCGGCGCGCCGTGCGGTTCATGTACCACACGGGTCGGCCGAGCCGATTCGGGATGGTCTCAATCGCGCGCTCCATGCTGTCGAGGATGCTCCGCGAGGTCGAGACGGCCGCGTCGCTGATGTCGAGATTACAAATCCGGACCACGTAGCGCCAATCCTTGAGCGCTATTCCGAGCTTCCACTGAAACCGTTCTTGCAGCGCGCGCATGCGGGCGCCCGGCAAGCCGGCGACCATCTCGACGGTGACTTCGCCGAAGTCCTCATGGAGCAGACCGGCCTTCGAGCCTTTCGGGAAAATGCCGGTGATCGTTTCGTCGCCCCAGCACACGAGCCAGATCGAGAGATTGTCAGCACCGACGCCGCCGGCCTTGATGATGTTGTCGGCGTTCGCCGGCGCGCCCGCGGTCGTCGCGTAGCGGACACTCAGGCCCGTGAACTCTTCCGGCGCGAGGCCGCCGTTCCCGTAGAAGAGCGTCTGGGCCATCTCCTGATTCATCGCTTCGATGAACGCCTTCGATTCCGACAACCGGAACCCGTCGATGTCGCCGTTCAACCGCGCGAGGTCCGTGTCGACTTCCGACCACGCCTCGAGCATCCCGGCCTGTTCGTCGATCTGCGCGGTCGTGGACTTGCTCGGCACGATGCCATTGTTCAGCAAGCGCCATGCGACCGCCGGGAGGCCCGTCCGGACGCTGGTGCGATGCCCGGTTGGGAGGTTGCCTTCGATGAGGGTCATATCCTGAAGAATTTCGTTCGTCTGCGCGAGCAGCTCGACGATCTTCGCGGTCATGCCGTCGGGGTCCTTCCGCTTCGCCCAATCGGCGAGCGTGAGGTTGCCGGTACCAAGGGCGGCGCCGAGGGAAAAGACGGCATAGCCGACCCAGCGCATGATCGGGTGGGCCTGTCCGAGATAGTCCATGGTCGGCAAGGCCTGCCCGGTCACGGACGTCGCCGCGCCGACGTCCACCGCAAAGAGCGCGAGGATCGTCAGCGTGAGGCAAAACGTGATGAATCGCATCTGAAACTCCTAACGCGAGGCGCGGTCGACTACTTCGTCGATTCAGCGAGCGCGCGCGAACTCGGGTGGGGATAGAACGCCGCGGCCTCACTTGTGGCCGGGGCCCCACTGCTCGCGCCGATGCTCGCAATCGGCGAGTCTTCCGCCATCGCTTTACCGATGTCAGCCAAGAGGCTGATCACGGCGAGGTGATTGCCATAGCCGCTCTTGTCGAGGAGGGTCCGGAGTGCATCGCCTTGCGGCGTGCCCTTCGGTCGCAGCCGGTCGAGCGCTGCGCGCGCGAGCTTTTGGGTTTGCTCGAGCTTGGCCCCGCCATACATCGAGTCGGCGGTCGTGTCTGCGAGAAAGCGCGCCGATTGCGCCGCGAGCGCGTCGGCGTGGTCGTCGAGGAGGGCCTGCGCGTCGGCGTTGCTCAGGCCTTGCGTGCGGGCGATCTTTTCGACGAGCACGAGATCCGTGCCGTCGATGTGCCCGCCCTCGGGGACCTTGAGCTCGTACTTCTCGGGCGGCGTGGGGGCGGCTGGTGCCGCGCCTTCCTGCTTCCCGGGTTCGGGCGCTTTCGGTGCCGGAGGAGCTGCGGGAGCCGCAGGAGCAGCCGCGGGCGGCGCTGCGGGTGCAGGCGCGGCGGGGGCTGGTGCTGCGGGAGCGGGCGCGGCCGGTTCGGTTGGAGCCTGTAGCGGCGGCGCGACGAGTAGATGTTTCACGTTCATTCTCCGTTTCCCGTTCCGGGCGCAAAAGAAAACGGGCCTCAACCAACCGCGGAGTTCACCGCGAGTAGCTGAGGCCCGTTTCCTCTGCGTCCCGTTGTCGTCTGACCCGCTCGGGTAGCGGTTGTCGGCCGGATTGCAAGCCCGGCCCGAGTCAGAACGTCAAATCGTTTACGTCGTTACGTTCTCTCCCGCGGTCGCGTGGACCGCTTCGGTCTCGGCATTCTCCCGGCGCACGATCGCGCGCGCCTCGGTTTCCATGACGAGATACAGGTCTTCGCCGGCGGCGAGCAACTCGGCCATGATTTCGTGCCCGAAGTCCTGCCGCCCGGCGTTGTAGTGAATGCGCGCGCTGTTGTCCCAGATCGACCGGTAGACACCGGCGCGGCGCAACAACTCCCAGAAGACGAGGCGACCCGCCGGCGTGTTCATCACCGAGCGGAGCGCTCCCCCGAACAACTCCGCGCGTCGCTTCTCGACACGGGCCGCATGCTGGACCTGCTTCGCGTCGCCGGCATTGCGCACCTGGGCGCGTGGCTCAGGCATCAGCGACCTCGTCTCTCGCGAACAGATACCGGCACGCCGCAAAATGCGGGCGAACAATCAACAGGTGGCCCAAACGGGTACCGGTCCGCCATCAGGAGTTGGTACTCGTGGCGTGAGAGTTTCAAGCGTCGCACCCGGATCCGACGGCGATGAGCTTCCTGGAGGCCCGTTATTAAACGCACGTCAAGTTCATAGAGCTCCTGCACTTCGAAAGTTCTCATGCCGCGGCTCCCGCCGCCTTCAACACGCCGATGCAGCGGCGTACAGTCATTTTCGCGTCGGCTGACGGCGCGTACTTCCCAATCAAGCCCATCTTTTTGAACCGATCGGCGAGCCCGGCGAGGCGCACCGATTGCAACGTATCGACGTCTTCCTTGTCGCTCGGGAGGCCCTGCCATTCCTCTGGGTGTGCCCGGAGCCACTCGACGCGCTTATCCTTCCGCGCGGCGAGCTGTGCGGTCGAGAATTGATGACTCATGCCGCCGCTCCCGCCGGCGCCATCGCCGCCCCACCGGTGACGCCCTGCATGATCCGATTGAGCGCCGTATCGCCTTCCATGGGCGTCGCCCCCGCGTTTTTGACCGCCTCCGAGAGCGTCTTCGCCTGCTCAGCCTGCATCGCTGCCTGTTGCGCTTGCTGGCGCTGCCCGCGGATTTCCTTCGCTTCCTCGGTCGAGCGCACGATGCGCGGGTCGACGCCGAGCATCTCACCGTAGTCGTCGACGACCTGGTCGACGTCCACCTTGTCGATGACGTCCGGCCCGAAGACTTGCGCCATCTGCCCGATCGACGTGAGAAAACGATCCTGCCCGACGACCCCGACGAGCTTCTGCGCCTGCGCCATGATCGAGATGTACTCGACCTTCAGGTCGACACCGGCGAGGGCCTCGGGCGGTTCCGGGAGCAAGCCGGCCGCTTCCATCAGGCCATAGACGCGATCGACGAGCGGGTCGAGCAGCTCGTCATTGGTGCGTTCGAGCACCGGGCCGAGCGCGAGCAGTTTCTCTTCGTGACGCTCTTCGATTTCGCGCGCGGTGACCGGCTGACTGCCACGCTGTGCGTCGGAGCGGGCCAGCATCAGAAACAGATCCTCGTAGAACGCGCGCTGAATCCGGTACTGGACCTCGCCCATGTCGACGGTCAGATGGGAGAGGTCGATCCGGACCTCGTAGATCGGTTTGAGGCTCTGCATCCCGTCGCGCGTGTCGACGTAGGTGACGTCACTGGGCAGCACCGAGACCTTCTGCGTCCGGAGGACCGTCGGACCCGTCAGCGGCGGGCTAATCATTTTCTGGATCGCTTTGCCCTTCTCCCGCTGCATCCCCTGCAACTGCTTGACGTCGCCAAGGGCCGTCATCCCCGGGCAGTCGGTGCCGTACGTGTCCTCCCCGGTGATATCCCAACGCGGCGCCAGGATCGGAAACGTCTTGAAGCCGGACTCGCGGAGGAACTTCTTTTCGTCGCTGCCCCGTTCGAAGTGGCAGCTCGAGAACGGCAGGTACTTCGCGGCGAGATAGGCCGGGTTGTGGTCCTCGTTGGGCGTCACGATCCAACAGACCTGCACCGGGGACTCGTACGCGCCCTCGTCCCACAGGTTTTTCACAGCGGTCGAGAGGTTGGTCCAGTCAATATCGCGCCGATTCTCCATGAGCCCGAATTGCTCAACGACCTGCCGGACCGAGAGCTCGTACTCGCGGATGAACGTAGAGACGACGCCGCGCTCGTTCAGGCCGAGGGCGTAGCTCCCAATCGGGTAGGGGTAACAGCGAAATAGGTCTTTCGAATCCTCGACAACGCCAGTCACCGCCGTTCCGAAGACGCCCAGGTCGCCGTACACGATCGGGAGCGCGTTGTAGAGATTCGTTTGCAGGAAGACTGTCAACATGCGCTGCGTGACGATGTGCAGCCAGTTCTTGACGGGGCCGAACTCCGCGAGGTCGGGGTCCGGCGTCGTGAGACGCATCCAGGGACGGGCCGGGGAGGTGAGCCCGGCGTGCAACCCGGATTGGAGCGTCCTCGCGGAGAAGCGGGCGGTCGAGTCGATGATGTTTTGATTGCGGCGCGGGCCTTTGTTGTTGCGCTCGCCGGCCCAAAACCGCGTGCGCCGTGGCAGGAGCCAGTCGCTGAGCTCACGCCAGTCGGCATCGAAGCCGGTCTGTCGCGTCGACCAGAGGGCCCCGCGCAGAGATTCGTACCGCGTCCGTTTGGTCGCGGCGTCCTGGTAAATCACTCTTCAGGCCTCGAGCGCACCGTCCCGCCGAAGAACGGCGCGCGGCCGATGTACACGGGCAGCGGCTTTTTCACCGCGGCGGCATCGACGAGCTCGAGCCGGGCGTTGATGGCCTCGACGCGCGACTTGTCGGCCTTTCTGGCACTCAACATAGCGACAGCCTCGCTGAGCACTCGCACGTTGCTCTCGAGTTGTAGCACCCGCGCCTCGAGGTCGGAGGCCGGCGGGTCGGGCGGCTCAGGCGGATTCGTGTGCGGGCCTTCATACGGCACGTAAAGCGCCGGCTGCACATCTTCCGCGACCCACTGCGGGCCGCCGTTCGGCGCGTCGTTCATCACCTTGTAAATCTGGCCGTCGGCATACATGACGCGCACGGCGCGGACCGGCGTGCCGTTCGACAAAACGACGACGTTCTCGCCGCCGACAGGCGCGCGCACGTAGCCCGCGGCTTCGGCCGCCGGCAGCATCGCCAGCAAGCGGAGCGTGTACTGGAACGCCAGATCGACGCTGCGCGGCGGCGTCGGGAGCGCCGCGTCGTCGAAGGCCTGCTGCGCGAGGTCCGTATGGTCGACGATCAATAGCTCCCCTTCTTGCGTTTCTTCGTGGCCTTTTTCTTCATGGGCTATTTGCCTCGGTGTTTAAAATACTCGACCTGTCGAAGCCGTTTGACCGCGGCCGCGTGCGAGAGATGTTTCTTCGACAGCCGCTTCCCTTTGTGCGAGGTGACCTGGTACCCGCCGCCGGCGGATTTGC